ACAACCATGTAATGATTGCCTGCAACAACTAGGTACCATGTCTTGCCTCGCTTACCATGAGTTGCTCTAGTCCATTGTCTAAAGGTTTGATTAGCTCCATGATTATCTGAACGAAACATTTTGTATCCATATCGTTTCAATGCTTGACGCATTTGACCATTAGTCATTCCTTTGATTTGTGTTTCTTCCTTTGCAGGAATAAACTTCTTTCTTTCACCAGTCCACCAATCTAGTTGCCATCGACCTCTGTACTTTACATTCTTGTTTACGTCTTTTAGTAAGTCCTTTTCTACAATGTCGTATCGCTTACCAGTAAGAACGGTTAATGATACTGGTCCACAATATGAGTTGCCAGTCGCACGCTTACTAATCTGTCCTTTCTTATTGCGAATCACTTTAACCACTTCTCCGCTGAGACTAACTTCTTTTTACCAACAAGCACTTGATAGATAGTATCAGTCCTGCGACATGGGCCAGTCCAACGAGTTTGTTGAACCATAAATCCATTCTTTTCAACCATCTTACCAGTGTATTCTCTGGTTGCTATTCGTGCATACCTTAATTGACCCTTTTTTGGGCCTCGTGTATACATTACTACTGACTTGACTTTTCCAAATTGCCAAGCGTATTTAGGCTTGCGATAGTAGACCAATCGGCCTACTAGTTCTGTGTGTGTATGACTCTTTGTCATATATACCTAAAGGCAGGTGCATATAAACCTTTACGGTCTAAAATATACGGAGTTTTGATTTCCTTTATATATGACTGCCTGTAATTTGGGCCGTGGCAGACGAAAGTAACACTGGTTGGAAAGTCTACCGACCAGAGTGGTATAATGACAGAGTAATGGAGACTTATATTTCCGCTCCAGTCGTCGACAAACAGAATGATATGATACCTACTGAGACTATCAAAGAGGCCATGGATTTTTACATGCGTTACGGCGTATATTCATATCGTCACGAAGAAATGCCGATTGGTTTGCCATTAGCTTACAAAATTAAAGACGGCAAGGTTAAGATTAGAGTAGGAATCCATAATAAAATTAAAATGCACGACAAAGTGTGGAAAGAGATAGGGGATTACGGACCGTCGGGTGCAAGTAGTATTCGAGGCGAAGCCACAGACCAAGAGAAAGTATGTTTATCAGAAGACGACTGCCACAATCGTATTAACGAACTTTCTCTTTGGAGCATATCTTGGGTTGGTGATAATCCTGCCAACCCTGAAGCAAAAGTTACAGATGTTGCAATGGCTAAATCTAAAAGTGTTCAAGTTACATTAGATGAAGTTGAGTCGATGGTAGAAAAAATCATAGAGCGTAAAAATGGCGAATATTGTTTGTACGCTAAAAAGAACCGAAAGCTCTTAGGTTGCCATGATACCAAGGAAGGAGCTATAAGGCAGGAAAGGGCCATACAAGCAAGAAGATTCGGTAAATCAGACACTCTTGGTGAAATACTTACAAAGATAGAAAAGTATAAAATTCCAAAAGGTGTAAAAAACGAAGCAATTACAGGTAGAGAACTTCGTAAGAAACACGGATACGGTGGAGGTAAAGTTACTAAAGCCATTAACAATCATTTAATTAATAAAGAATATGTGACTTACAAAATGGCAATGGCAATTCACAAGTATTATAGAAGACATGAGAAAGTAGACCCACAGGGTAAGAACTTTAATAATAAGAAAAGACCTAGTAAAGGTTTGATAATGTGGAAGATGATGGGTGGCGATGCAGGCCACAGTTGGAGTAAAGGATTACAAGATAAAGTTAAACAAGAAAATCCATGTGAAGCTGGTTATGAAATGATAGGAACTAAATTTATGGGCGGTAGAAAAGTTCCTAACTGTGTCCCTATAGAAAAAGCAGAATATCAAGGCCGTAAAGTAGAATTGAATAAACCACGTAGATTATCGGGAGACAAAAAAAAATTTGGAGTTTACGTTAAAAACGATAAAGGTAATGTAGTTCAAGTTAAGTTTGGCGACCCTAACATGGACATAAAGCGTGATGACCCAGATAAACGCAGACAGTTTAGAGCAAGACACAACTGTGACAATCCTGGCCCTAAACATAAAGCAAGATACTGGTCTTGTAAAATGTGGAGTTCTAAGAATGTATCAGACATAACTAAAGCAGAATGTCCTTGTACAATAAAGACAGAACGCTTACAAAAGTCAAATAATTACTTAGATGACATAATGCGTATGATTAAGTTTGGAACATTTATTCAAAAAAAACCTGAAGATGATAAAGATAAACCAGAAGAAGGCAGAGGCAGTAGACCATCAGGCACTTGGATGTCAAATTGTAAAATAAATGCACGTAAAATATCAAATGATTATACTGAGTTTACAGGAGACCGTCGTAGAATTAGAGACCATGCAGCTTGGTGTGCCGAGTTATGGCACAATCCAGGAAAGTATAGTCAATCTTACAATAAACCAGATGGGACTAAGGGAAGAACTGATGGTTACAAATTACGACGTAAAATAGGGCTGTCTAATTTTAAACTAGATAATCCAAAACCTTCTGAATAATATACGGAGTCCCAATTTTCTTTATATACTAAGTTCTATAACTGGATTTTCATATGAGCGAATGTACTTGCGGAACTTCACACGAAGCCCCTACCGAGGAAATCGTAGAGGCCGAAAAAAGTGAAGCTCTTGATGAACCAGTCGAAGAAACCAGTCTTGACAAGCATGAAGAATTGTATAAAGACATGGAGCAAACCTTAGCTAAACTCAAAGAAGTCATGGCATATCTAGAAGAGATGGCAGGCGAAGAGAAAGCAGAAGAGGAAGAAGAGGAAGAAGAACCTGAAGAAGAAGCTGAAGAAGAAGAAAAAGCTGAAGAAGAAATGGAAGAGGAAGAAGAAGAGGATGAAGAAAAATCTGTTGCAGAAAAAGCAGATGACCTTCACAAATCAATTACAACATTAAAGAAATATGGAATAAACATATACTCTGGTAAAAAGGCAACGCCTGCACCAGCAAAAACTGACAGTCCTAAAGTAGAAACAATAGATTATAACAATGTACAAAAATCATTTGAAGAACTTGAAGCACTTTATGACGGAGGAATGTAAACATGGGAATGACAATGGAAGAATATGTAAACGCATACTACGGCGGCGAACTCGGTATCTCTAAAAGATATGGAATAAGTAAGGCCGATGACTTGATTCATACAGGCGACCCAGCAGCAGCGTTCAATACAACGTATGGTGCTAAAGTCTATAATCAATTAAACACTAAATCAGAAGTATTCAAGCTCTTGAAGAAAGAGCCATGGACACAATCTGGATGGAGAGTATTAACTGGTCGTCACGACACCACTGCTGGAGTTGCAGAAACTAACTCAGAAGCAGGTGGAGCATTACCAGATACAGCACAACCAGATATTTTACAAGTAAATGCTACACTAAAACAAGTAGTAAGCACTTGGGAAATCTCAACTAAAGCAGCAATGCTATCTGAAGCAGATGACGGTCTAGGAAACTTGGCTGCATTTATGAGAAAAGAAAACTCAGAAGCACACATGTATGCTATTGATGATATGTTACTAGCAACTGTTGACACTCCAGCATCTAATAACTTTGAATCTTTAGACAGACTTGGAACTGACGCAGCAGCAAGACCTTACATTGCAAACGCAGCAACCGACTTAGATATGTATGACATTACAAGAGACGGAACTACTGCAAACGCATGGGCAGAAGGTAACTGTGTTCTAGGAACAGCAGGAAGTGCAGGTCACGATGCTTTGGCATTAGCAGACTTGGATGCCCTAATTCAAGAAGCATTAGAAAACGGCGTTAACTATGCTAATTTAATTTTGTTAACTGGATATGATACTTATCACAATCTAAAACAATTAATGTCTTCTGGAACAGGTAATGCAGCATTTAGATATGACTTAGCGCAAGGCGGTGCAGGCAGCATGAATGGAGTAGCAGGAGAAGGCGGAATTGCTTTCGATTCACGTGTCGGTTCATATGATGGAATACCAATTTTCATTTCACAACACGTAGAAAAAGACACTACATCTAGAGTTCACTTATTAGATATGGAAAACATAGCATTTAGAGTAGCAGCTCCAACAACTTATGTAGACAGCACAAACGTAGCAGTCACACAAAAGATGTCTCACGAGTTTGCTCTAATTACAGCAGGTGAATTAATTTGTTACAAATTTAAAACACAAGGTAGTATCAGAAACTTGAACGGTTAATGTTGGTAGGAGGACTTAAAACATGGTCAAAGTTACTAACATTACAGACAGGCCTCTTAGCAGGAGGCTTGCTTCTGGCGCTATACTCAACTGGTCGCCTGGAGAAACCAAAGATGTCGAAAGCAAAAGACTACTTGAACAGGTATCTAGACAAGAATGCTTTGTTGTTGGCGAAGAAGTCGGCACAAAAGAAGTTGGTGGGGGGCTTAAGACTGGGGTCAGAAAGCCTAAGACTAACAGCAAATCTACTAGAGCCAAACCTAAAAAAGAAGTAAAGTCTAAAGCTAAATCTAAAGCTAAACCTAAGAAAGGACTTAAGTCCAAGAAAGGGAAGGCTGACTAATGGCAGATACAATTACAACAAAAAGAATAAGTAATTCACTAAAGACAATGCTCATCAGTAATGATGCAGTAACTTTAGATGATGCTAATTATCAAGTTTTGGTTGATGCAGTAAATATAGAGTCATACGATAGAGCTTCTATACAGGTATTGTCTAATGATGAGAACGGAGGACTTACCTGTCAAGTATGGGGTTCTTTGTTTGATGGGGCAGAAGCAACACCTGTGACAAACAGTAAATGGGTTCAGATTGGAGATGACATAGTAGTAGCAGCAAGTTCTGGCGCTATGAAAGCAATCTCTACAACTGCGTTAAGATTCCTTGCAATAACTGTAAAGGCAACAGATGGTAGTTCTTCAACTGCTATAACTGCTGGAGATTGTAAAGTATTCTTACAGGGGACCATTTAGTGAATGGCTTCTCCTATATACTCTGATATTGTCTTCGTAAGTGAGGTTGCCTAATGACGGTTAGAACGTCAGCAACATCTGGACTTTGGAATGCCAGTGATGCAGATACTTGGGGTTTGGGTCTAAACAATTATCCACACCCTACAAATGATGATGCTATAATTGCTGATACAACTACAGTAACTCTTAGTGGCGGTAGTTCCTGTAAATCTTTAGAAGTTAAATCTGGAGGGGCTTTTGATGGCGATGGCAATGTGATGGAAATTGCAGGTGTAAATAGTTCAAATTTTGCTATAGACATAGATGGCGATATAGATGGAACTGATACTGATTTTGATATAAGGTCGTCAAGTACAGCTAAGATAGATTTAGCAGCAGCAAATGGAAAGGTTAGAAATTTAATAATTCAAGATGCAAGTTGTGTAGCTACAATGTATTCTGATGTTTCATTGTTAGGAAATCTTACAATAACGTTAGGAGAACTAACAACAGGAGATGGTGGTTATGGTTACAGTAATTTAGAAGTACTAGGGACTACAACAATAGGAGATGGGTCGGCTTCTGCAACAGAAGCAACATTAACTTGTAATAATTCGGATGTAAGTTTAGGTTCTGGAGTTACTACAGGTTATGCAGTAATTATTGAAGTAGGAGGATTCTTTGATGGAGGAACAGGAACTCACACAATGGGTTCTTTTAAGATAGGAGCAGACAATGCACTGGCTAAAGCTACGTTAACAACTGGAGTTACTAATATAAATGGTAAATCTAACGATTCAAATAAAGCATTTAGAATTGCAGGTTCTAGTGCTACTTTTTCACATCCTACTAACGGAACTATACTAATGAATTATTCAGGTGCTTCATCAATACAAACAAGCACTAAATCATTATATAAACTTACACTAAACCACGCAAATTGTGATGTTACTTTGGTTGATGCTTTAACGGTGGCTAATAATCTTACAATAACGGCAGGAGAGTTAGATACTTCGAGTAGTGATTATGCACTTACAGTAACAGGACAAGTAAGTGTAACAGGAACGCTGACTTGTAATGAGTCCGCAATAGATATAGGAAGTTTGTATATTACTTCTAATGGAGTGGTTAATGCAACTAATCAGACAACCACTATTAATAAAGAAACAACAGTATCGGCTGCTGGATTTGCAGTCTATAATGAAGGAACTTTTCATCACAATAATGGATTAGTTGTTATAGGGACAGACACAAACACAATAGTTTATGGAATGGAAGGTGACGATACTTCAGGTGCAAATTCAAATGCATTTTATAGAGTTCAAGTTGAATTAGATAATGCAGCTTATTTTTGTAAATTCAGACCTCAAGCAGGAACGGTAGCGGTAAAGATTGCTAATGACCTTACAGTAGCAGAAGGTATTGTTTCACAGGAAACAGCTACTCATTCATTTGAGGTAGATGTAGATGTAAGCATAGAAGCTGGAGGTGTTTTAGGTAGAACTGATATTACTGGGGCTAATACATTCGGAAGTCTTACAATAGCAAGTAGCGGAGAATATATTGCAACAAGCGGAACTACTACTTTTACTTCTCACACAGGCAATTATTCATTAGTTAATGATGGAACATTTACACATAATAACGGAACTGTAAAAGTAGATTATACTATTGCACCTACTAACAACCACTCAAGGTTAAAATCC